CCTGACTCACCACTAGGGTGTGTATGTGGGCTTTTTGATAGTTCCTAATAACTGACCAATTACTTTAGCTAGTTCTTCTAATGCCTTAACATCACCGATAATTGAAAAATCAAATGAGTTTAAGAATTCATCATAACTTTGCTTTGTATATGGTTTGTGTAAGATGTAAGTAATTCTAAAGATTGTATCGATGATTCTTGAGATTTCATCTTCGTTCTTATCTTTTAATTTATCTAACACCTTAACATCTGAAAATAATTCACTACCGAATGTTGAACGATAACTAATGATAGTAAATAAAGAGGAGCGAAGTTTATACTCCACTCCACCTAATTGAATTGTTTTTTCCATTTAAAGTTACCTCCTATAATGATGGAATTTCTGGTGCCTTTGTAAAGAAGGATGCATAGTTCGAATCCCCTGGTCTAGCACTAACGTTTGTAATTGCATAATCGTTACTTACTTGAAGAGGTCTAACTGTGATATTTAATGTAATACCATTAGCTTCAATTGACTCACCTTTTGACTTAGATGATTCACTAATTGGAGCAACATTACATAAATAGAACCAGATACGTCTTGCCTTAACATCGCCTTGAATTTCACACCCTAAAGCAAATGTCACAGGTTTAACATTAGCAACTTCTACATAGTTTCCATTATCCAAAACCTTATAACCTAAAATATTAACTTTAAAGTCATCAGGTAATTCAGTAACTTTAAGTGATATTGTTCTACCACCATTTGCAACTAATGTAGTAATGATTTGATCGTCTGCATAAACTGGTGTTGTACCACCTAATGCATCTGATGTAAACTCTTGAGCTCCTGGTAATTTAACAGGCGTTTCAAAAGTCCATGAACCATCACTTGTTTCTTCTGCAATTGAGTAATGAACATTTTTTAAACCGAATGTAATTTTATTAGCTGACATTGTTTAATTCCTCCATTGTAATTTCATATACCCTATTAAGGGATTTGTCTTGATTTTTGAATTCACTTAGCAAAGAAAAAACAAACCCATTTTTAAGTAAGGCTTGTTCTAGTTTCTTTTCTAAGTTTCTATCTTTCTTTTTGGTAACCATTGTTATTTGAATGGTAGCCCTATAATAAATTGGTGTATCATCGCTAAATGAAGCAGGTCGATTTGTAACCTCTTGATACACTATATAAGGCATTGGAGCGTTGTGCTCGTTATCATAAACATTGCTACCATAAAAGACTTTGTCTTTTAAGACTTCATTTAAAGTTGAGTAAAGTGATTCTAAATCCATAATTACTTACCTCCTCTTTGAATGATTTTTTTAATATCTTCTAGCATTTGTGGAGTAAAGGTTTCATAAGCAGGTCTCATAAAAGGACGAGCCTCTACATGTTTACCGCTTTTATGTTTGAAACCTAATTCAACTAGGTGTACTAATCTTCCCTTTGTACTAGAAGATATATAAATTGTTTTATTTGCACCACTGCCTACAGTTGTTAGAATAAAAGAATCCGCTAGATGGTTAGATCCACTATCACTTCTAGGGCAGTTTTTCTTTATGTATTCTAAAATCTCTTTAGCAGTTTGGTCCAATCTATCTTCTAAACCATCCTTCACATCATCAGAAAACTCTTTAATAAGGTCACTGATTCTAACTCCAAGCATATCTAAACTAGGCATCCTCTTCCACCTCGATATCGCTACTTGAAAGGTAAAGTTCTAAAAACTGACCATTCAAATATGTTCTTTCTATCTTGTAAATTTGGTTGTTCATTCTAGCATACTTTGAGCCATCATAAAGAAAGGCTTGAATAACTACTTTATGATCAAATCTAACACCTAATGAAGCACTAGATTGGTACTCCGATTGAGTTATAGACCTTACACTACCTGTAATCTTTTTAGATGAAATAACTACGTTTCTACTTACCCCTATTTCATCTTTTTTATTTTTAATAAACAGTAGTGCAAGGTGGGTATTGGCTGAGTTAGGAAACATGAAATCACACCTCCTGAGTCAATACTAACTGCCTAAGCAGTAAGTCAAAACTAGATGGCAATTCCTTCACGCTTCCGTCATTCGTAAATCCATAGAAAGTCTTACAGTAAATTAATACTAGAGCCTCGACAAGCCCATTCCCAGACGATATCAGAGCATCGCTAACTCCAGCTGAACGAATCAAACTGAAGCAGGAGTTAATATGTATGGTTAGTTCGGTATCTGACTCTAAATCATCACTAGGAATCATTAAAGACTTCTTCACACTTACCTTAATATTCTTTAAATATTCACTCATTGTACAACCTCCTAATTACTACCCAGCGTGGGGGATCGTTCATTGTACTTTCTTACTCATTTCATTTCAGTATTCCTTTTTACTCTTTTCTTTTCATTGTTCCTTTCTACTTTTACTTCGTTCATTGTACCATTCTACTTTCATACGTGGACGAGCCACTATAGAGGATTTCGTTGTTCCATTTTACTTGTTTCATTTCGTTGTACCTTTTTACTCATACTCATTTCATTGTACTTTTTTACTTTTACTCTTTTCATTATTCCTTTTTACTAGGTCCCACGAGGGCAACTTGCACTACTGGTTTTTTAAAATTAATTAAGCTTCTTCACTAGCTGTTGTAGTTTTTGAGCCTTTTTTAACTCTTAAGAAGCCGTTGTAACCTACTACGTTACCACCAGTGAATACTGATGCTTTATAGCAAGTGATACCATCTTTGAATTTGTAGTCTGTTGATTTACCAATTTCTACTGGAGAGAAGATTGACACTTCATAGTTTTGTAATGCACCATAAGCAATTGAGTACTCACCTTCAGTAGTTGCAGGATCACTAATTGCTTTACAATGTGAATTAATTACATAAGGAATACCATCGATAGTACATGCTTTGTAATCAACAACGTGTACCTTTCTTCCTTCAGGAGTTCTTAATTTAGCAAATGCACGTAAGTCATTTTTATTTAAGATTAAGACTGCTCCACCTTCAACTTCTTCATCACCACCATAAGCAAAGATGATGTCGTCTAAAGTAGTATCAGTAATTTCAGCGATACTAAATTCTTTTTGGTCTTTTAATGCCACTGCTTTATCAGAGAAAATACCTGTGAATGTATTAGAATCACCAGCACCTCTAATGATTTGTTGTGAAATCTTTTTCTTTAATGAAATATTAATGTTCTTTAATACTTCAGCTTGGTAAGGTAATGCAGGTAATTTTTCTAATTCTTCAGTGATTTCTGTATAAGCAGTAATCTTAACTTTAGTAATTGTTAAATAACCATATTCAGGTTCAGTTTCACTGTAAGGTTTACCTTCTTCAGTAAGACCTGCTTCGCCATGTGATTTAACAAATGATTTCTTATAAGTTTCGCCACCATTTAAGTTAACTACATGTACTCTATCTACTAAAGTAGATACTTCACGATATGGAACTTCAGCGATTGTTCCAGCAGTATGTTCTGGAAGTAAGATTTCATCACTAGAAACTTGAATGACTCTACCTTCCTTAATTGCTTTACCACGAGCTTCTAATTCTTCAGTTGATTTTGATTTTGTTTCAACTACAACTGCAGGTTTATAATCGCTCTTAGAAGCAATATTCATTTTCTTTTCAATCATTGCTCTTTCTTCTTGAAGCTTGTCTACTTCAGTTTCAAAAGCAGTTAATTTTTCAACGTCTGTCTCGTTGTTTGCAAGACCTCTAATTTCAGTTAATCTTGCCTCAATTTCTTGTTTTCTTTTCATTAAATTCATAGTTAATATTCCTCCTAAAATTTTGATTTAATGTTAATTTTTTGTTTGATAATTTTTGCTTTTTCATCACGATCAGCTTCCTCCAAAGCCCTTAGTTCAGTCTCCACTAAATCTAAGGAACGTGAATAAATAGAAGTTCCTTCATATGCTGGCAAATCCACTACCGATACATCATAAAGGCGGTCAATACTCTCGATACGTCTAACAGGAATATTGCCACTTCTATCCCAGCTTTGTTTTTTAACTGTGAAAGCAAAGCTCATCTTATCTAAAAGCCCAGAGCGAACCATCTTATACACATCTTCATTTGAGTGAGTATCGATAAGTTCTGCATGAACCTTTAAACCAATATTGTCTACGCTTAAAACTAAAGATTTGTTTTTAGTTCTAGCTAAAATTAAAAAGGAGTCCATGTGGTTATACTTCAATGGAACATCCTTCATAAATGCATCGGTAAGTGCTGTACGAGAAATCACTTCTTTAAATCCTCTTTCTTCATCACCGATTAATGTTTCTTGTTCGAATACGATAGCGTATCCTTCTAATATCATCTTGCCTTCAGTTTCTTCAAACCTTACATCAGCAAGACGGATTTCCTTATTGTTCTTCATCCTCGTTTTCCTCCTTTTTAACTGGATTTTCATCTTCATCAACTTGATATTTATTGGCTTTAGAAGCATCTACATAGTTTAGTGATTGAAGACGCTTGTCTCCTCCTTCTACTGGTTCTAAACCTAAGATTGCTCTTGATTCGTTAAGTGACATAATTCCAAGTCCCATTAACTTTTCAATTGCACCAACCTTTGTGTTCCATGAAGCATAATGAAGTCGCTCACTAAAGAAGATAATTTCCTCACCATTTTTCAGTTGATTATGTGTTAATAAACCTAAAGAAAAAGCCTCTCCCAACTGAATGGCGATAGGCTCGATTCTTGATTCATAAAATGCATTAAATTGATCTTCGTTGTAGTTGTTAGAATAAACTTCAGGACTTACACCAAAATACTCTAAAATCTTTCCTTGAGTAAACTTAAGTGTTTCAGCATCTACAAGTTTTGGATCAGATTGTAAAGGTGTATATTCAGCCTTATTATCCATTGGAATTACCGATGTTCCTGCACCGATAGCTTTTTCTAACATCCTATTGAATTCATCAATTTGTTTTTGTTTATCTGCTTCTTTTAACATACCATTAATCTTTAAAAGACCTTTTATTTGAAATGAAGAATAAATCGCTCCTTCAACTCCCTGTAATAAAGCATCGTTTATTTTAATGGTTTTAAGTAAAGCATCGTGGTCCCCTGAAAAACCACTACCACCAAAGACCTCGTTTTTAGCATAAAAGTTCTTTAAATGGATAATGTTTTCGTATGGCAGTTCATAATTACTACCATCTTCAAAATAAAACCTTAAACTTAAAGAATTATCCGTATACATTACTGGTTGAACCATAATTGGATTAAGCGGATAAACACCTAAAAGTTCATAAGTGTTTCTATCATATTTTGGATAGATGAATGCATTGTCATTTAGCATCATTAAAGTCACTGTTTTATAGATGAACTGGTAAGGAGTCATTAACTCATTAGGTCGAAACTTCAACACGAATGAAATGTCATTATGTTTCTCTACCTGCTTACCAGAATCATCCTTTTTCACATATCGCATCTTTAACTTTGCACAGTGCGTTGCAATTCTATCTATGCAGACCATTACAACATCACTTTTAGAAATGTTACTTCCAAAAGGTACTAATGGTGTCTGATTTCCAGTGAGCAAATGAAACTCGGTTACTGGTTCTGCAGTTTTCTTTTTTCTTGTGAATAAACCCATTTCAATACCTCCTATGACTGCATCGTTTCATAATCTTTTTTGTAGTTACTTAAAACTGAATAAGCAATGATTAGTGCCACTGCTCCATCAATTCTTTTGTATTTTGAATTTAGCTTTGTTGGTTGAATGTTACCATTCACATCCACCTTAGCTTGAGTGTTAGCTAAACACCATTTTAAGACTGGGTTGTTATCATAGATAACAATGTGATTCTTTAGATCTGCTTCAAGCTGTTTCATAGGTTCAGATAGTGTGTAAACTCCCTGTCTTACCTTTTCCATAGTGAAGCCTGCATCATCCATTTCATCTATCCAGTATTTTGAATTCCACGGATCATAGCCAACCCATAAAGGACGAATGCCATAATCCCACACCATTCTTTGAAACCACTCGGTTACTTTGGTAAAGTCGTTTTGACTTCCATCACTTAAAGTAATGTATCCTTTCTTAACCCAGATGTCATAAGGAACACTATCTTCTTGCATTCGCTTTTCAAGTACATCCTTAGGCATAAAGAAATGCGGAATCACATACATCTTCTTATCCTTTTTAACGAGTAATACGCTAGCTGTTAAATCGGTAGTTGAACTTAAATCTACACCACCTATTGCATAAGAATCTCTTAAATCTTCAATGTTAAACTTTGTCTCATTGTTAAGCTCATCAAATGTAAGCCAAGTTCCTGATTCAAGTTGTTTAATATTAAAGTCTTTACAAAGCATCGTTACTCTAGTTGCTAGGTCATTCTTTGCTTTGTTCATGATGTCTTCTAAATACGCATAAGTTTTAATTGTTCCAAGTGAAGGATTACTCTTTTGCCATGTTCTTTTATCCCTAAAAATCTCTTCTTGAGAATCTTGAGTGTAAAGCCAAGGTAGTACTCTTTCATCTTCGATTTCGCCTTTTAGCATCTTCTTACAATAAGCTAGTTTATTATCTAAAAAACCTTCGACTACTTTACCTTCAGTTGAGATGATAAAGATCAAAGGTTCTTTTTTAGTTGATTGTGATTGTTTAATTGCATCATAGACTTTTGAATCAGTCATTTCATGCACCTCATCAATACATCCAACTTCTATATTAAAACCATCTAGGTTACGTGATTGACCAGATAGTTTTTTAATCTTGTTTTTATTCTTTGGAGAATAAATATAGAAGATATTTTTTCTACTTCTTTTTGGTTTTGAAAGAGCCTTTGAATGCTCCCTCATATTATTAATTTCTTCAAATAAAATTGAAGCTTGGTCATTGGTGTTACTTGCACATACGATGTCGACTCCACCACTAGATAAAAAGAATTCAGCTAAGTCAATTCCAGCTACGAATGTGGTCTTGCCATTTTTTCGAGCAATTAAAAGTATGACTTCATTAAATCTTCTTAAACCTGTGTCAGCATATTTAAAACCATAGGCTGTTTGCAAGAATGCTTTTTCCCATAGTTCTAAAATAAAAGGCATACCATTGAAGGGCGATTTAGTATGCTTACAAAACTTTTCGATAAAATCAATCCTTAATTGTCCTGGTGTTTCATCAAAGATGAACTTAGGATTATCTAAGTCTTTAATTAATCTATCAAGTGTTGTTCTTAAATCTTGCCCTACAATGATATTGCCTTTATCAATTTCACTTACATATTCAAGTAGATAGTTCATTATTCTTTGTAACCATAGTCAACACCAAGTGTATAACCATCAGCTAATGACCAATCGCTACCTGTACCACCATTTGCAGTATCTACATAAGGAACTCTACCGTAGAATCCTTTGTATTGAGATGATGTTGAACCGTACTTAAACGCTGTGCCATATTGACCATATGAGAATACGATCATTTCAGTTCCAGTGATTGTAATATCAGTTCCAAGTTCTAAAGTTACTAAATTATTAGAACCTTTATTAGATGAGTCCCAAGTTTTAGTTACAAGTAACTCACCTGTAGATGCTTTTTCAGCTGGAACCTTACCGATTGTAACAGTACCACTTGATTCAGTAGATACGAACTTAACAACATTAATTTTCTTATTTCTAATTAATGCTTGGAAAGGTTCATATTGAGTCCAACCATAACCAGTAGCAACTGCTGTGTTAGTTAATTTAGAAATTCCTGCTGTTTCAATTTCGTTTGTATACCAAGTAATACCATCATCAGTTGTTGTTCCATCACTAGGCGTTTCAGGTTCAGTTGTTGTTCCACCGCTTGTTGTTCCTCCAGCAGATAAGTCAGTCATTGTTAAAATATAACATTCATTAGTTGCTGTTGATCCTGTCCAGAATGGAACGTTTACTGCATCAGCACCGCTTGGCACTGTGATGTATCCATAAGTTGTGTATTCACTTAAAATCTCAGATGGAGATTTAGAAATTACTACAGTGTCACCTTTAAAGAAAGATACACGAATACGTATTCGTGTAACTTTCTTTAAAGGT